ATGCGAAGTACGTGAAGGAGTAGGCATATGAATATTAAAAATATAAAAACAAATAAACTACCATCACGCGAGTCCGAAACCAGAGAGAAAGTTTCTCGAAGGAAACCGTGGGCTCCACCATCACAACTAGACGCACCACCTGCGCCAGCTGGCTTTGTCCATCGCTGGATAAGGGCTGAATCTGTAGGACAGATGGATCAAAAAAATGTATCCGCTAGACTACGCGAAGGTTGGGAATTTGTCCGAGGGGATGAATATCCTGACGTTGAATGGCCCCAAATCGATACAGGTAAATATTCAGGTGTTATAGCTGTTGGAGGTTTAATGCTAGCAAGGATTCCTAAGGAAACCGTTAAAGAACGTGAAGCATATTTTGCACAAATTACGCAAGATAAAGACGACGCGATTGCTAACGATCCCCTTAAGGACCAACATCCTAGTATGCCTGTTCATAATGAGAGCAGGTCTCGCGTAACATTTGGTGGTAAGAAATCTAGTTAAGTTTTCCTAACACATAGTTACACAAAATTAACACACTCATGGTGAGTGTGTTTAACAATTAACTGTGAGGATAAAATCATGGCTAACGTTGACGCGGCCTTTGGGTTAAGACCTATTGGGGAAAACGGAAGCGGTGTGAATACCGGTGGTACTACTTTGTATACCATCGAAGACAACTACGGAACGGCTATCTATAAAGGTGACCACGTAATGTCTGCAGGAGGTTATGTAATTGCTGGAACAACTTCTGGCGCTACTAATCTTGGGGTATTCAATGGCTGTTTCTATATTGATCCAACAAGTAAGAAACCTACATGGTCAAATTACTATAGTCAGGTAAATGTAACCGATTCTGGTTCCATTTCTGGCTCGACTAATATAGACGCGTACATCTACGATGATCCGATGAGAATCTTTGAAATCCAATGTGATGGTACTATCGCTAAGACAGATATTGGTAAAAATACCGATACTACTCTTGGTACAGCTAGTACTGTTAATGGACAATCAGTAACAGAGCTTAAAACAAGTGGTATTGCTACCACTGCTGGTTTTCAGCTTAAAGTTATTGGTATTTCAAAAGATCCAGACAACAGTGATGCCTCTAGTGCAAATGCAAACTGGTACGTTCGATGGAACGAACACTTGTATTTCAGCTCTACTGGTATTACTGGAACTTAAGCCTAGGAGGAATTGAACAATGGTTATTTCAAGAATGCAATTGGTCAAAGAACTGGAACCTGGCTTAAACGCTCTGTTCGGGTTAGAGTATGACCGATACGAAAATCAAGACAAGGAGATCTTTGATACAGAGAGCTCCGATCGTGCTTTTGAAGAAGAAGTAATGCTTGGTGGGTTTGCCAACGCAGAAGTAAAACCAGAGGGTCAAGGTATAACATACGACGACGCTCAAGAAACTTACACTGCTAGGTATACACACGAAACTGTTGCTTTGGCTTTCTCATTAACTGAAGAAGCCGTAGAGGATAATCTCTACGACAAAATCAGCACTCGATACACAAAAGCATTGGCACGTTCAATGGCTAACACTAGACAGGTAAAAGCTGCTAACGTTCTTAACAGAGCGTTCAACAGTTCTTATCTTGGTGGTGATTCAAAGGAGCTTTGCGCTACTGATCACACCACTCTAGCTGGTGACCAAAAGAACGAATTGTCAACTGCTGCTGACTTGAACGAAACTTCGCTCGAGCAAGCAATGATCGATATTGCTGGTATGAAGGACGAAAGAGGATTAAAAATCGCTCTTCGTGGAATGAAAATGGTCATTCCTGTAAATCTTCAATTTACAGCTGAAAGGTTAATGAAATCTGCAGGTAGAGTAGGCACTGCTGATAATGATATCAATGCAATCAAATCAATGGGAATGGTTCCACAAGGTTATGTGGTTAACAATTTCTTAACTGATACTGATGCTTGGTTCATTAAAACAGATGCTCCTAATGGAATGAAACATTTCACTAGAGCGCCTATTAGAACTGCGATGGAAGGTGACTTCGATACTGGAAATGTTAGATATAAAGCAAGAGAAAGATACAGCTACGGCTGGTCTGACTGGCGTGGAATATTTGGCTCACCAGGAGCAGCATAATATTAATTAAGGGAGGGCGAAATTATTTCGCCCTTTCTATAACCCCGTGACTTAAACGACTACTATAAGGAGGTAGACAAATGGGAACAACTACATTTAACGGACCAGTCCGTTCGGAAAAGGGTTTTCAAGTAGCAACTAAAAACTCATCAACTGGAGCAATAACAACAAGATACAGTTCACAATTACCAGATTTAACTGGATTATCTTTATCAGATGTAGCGACATCAAGTACAATAACACTTGCGGTTGACACTATATCTTACGTAAATTACACAGGAGCGGCGGCATGCGCGGCTACATTGCCAGCGGCGGCGGCAGGTTCAGTTGTAGTTTATGTTCAAACTAAAGATACGACAGGTGGAACAGCGACTTTATCTTTTGATTGTGCAGGATCAGATGTTTATAAAACAGGATCAATAATTGAAAGTAGAGGAAGCTCAGAAGTTTCTTTTGATTCTTCAGCAGCTGATGAAACTTTACTAACTTTCACACCAGCAAACGCAGCGACAAACCTTTTAACTACAGGATGCAAACTTTATTTTGTATGCTATGAAAAAGGAACTTGGACGATCGCTTATGATTTATCGACTGAGACCACTCAAGTAACTGGCGCTTTTGCTTTTGCGTCATAATAATTAACTGAGTGGGGAGAAATCCCCACTCTTTTTAAGAGGAGAACAAACACTATGAGTGATTTTATTGGAAGTGTTAAAACAACAAGATTAACTTCTTCTGGAGCTGTATCTGCTGGTCCATCAAGAATACTTAGCATCTATTACGTAAGTGATGGTACTGCAGGAAGTATTACAATTAAAGATGGTGGGACTGGTGGAACGTCAATGGCTGTATTTGATGTTGGTGTAGGTGGAACCAGTGCTGGTGAACCTATAACTTATCAAATAGATCTTCCAGGACAAGGAATCCGTTGTGAAACATCATCATACGCAACATTAAGTAACGTTGATAAAGTAACTGTAATATACGGTTAGAGGTTTACTATGGCTTATTCAGGCAGTAGAACCTTTAATCTTACAATAGAGGAAATAATCGAAGAAGCGTTCGAGCGTTGTGGATTACAAGTTCGAATGGGTTATGATTTAAAAACAGCAAGACGCTCTTTAAACTTAATGTTTTCAGAATGGGCTAATCGCGGTTTAAATTTATGGACCATAGATTATGCTACTCAAACAATGACTGCTGGTACAAATTACTATGCAGTTGATCAAAAGGTTGTTGATATTGTAGATGCTGTAATTACAACTACAGCTGGTGCAACAACTAATTTAGAAGGTAATAGTTCTACAACAGATGTTACCATTACAAAAATTTCAAGAACTGAATATATGAATTTAAGTAGGAAAGAGCAATCTTCTTCCGGGGATGCTAGACCAACACAATTTTGTTTAATTAATGGGCAAGTGACTGTTGGAGGATCTACTTCAACAGGCAGACCTGAGAATGATATGACAATGTTTGTTTATCCAAGTCCAGATAAAGCATACATTATGAAATATTTTTATATAAATAGAATTCAAGATGCAGGAGATTATACAAATAATGCGGATGTTCCGTTTTATTTTCTTCCTTGTCTAATATCAGGATTAGCTTATTATATAGCTTTAAAAAGAGCTCCACAATTAGCTAGTGGATTAAAGATGATTTATGAGGAAGAGTTTAAACGTACGGCAGATGCGAATAGAGAAAGAGTCTCATATCGTGTTAAACCGGCACAAGCTTATATACCATAGGAGATAAATGAAGATGGGAGAATGTAAAAAATGTGGTCATGGATGTCATTGTAGTAATGGCGGCTCATGCTGCGGAGGACAATGTGAATGTTCAGATTGTCAATGTAAAAAGGAGGAAAAATGAGTAATAGAAACTATAATTCCCAAACTTCGAACACTAGAGA